TGGAACGTGACGTGTGTTTGGGAATACGACGACACCGCCTTATAAGTGTTATAAAAAATTGCTTTCCTGACATAATAATACTATTTATTTCTGAATTATTGCGAAATAAGGAGAGAATTCATGTCTAGTTTACTTGGTGAAGCTATTGTTGATGCCAAGGCATTNCGCGAGAGCGCTTTAAAAAATGCTGAAAGCACCATTATTGAGAAGTACTCAGATGAGGTCAAAAAGACCCTTGAGCAGCTTTTAGAGCAAGAAGAGGAAGACCTGCTGGGTCTAGGCGCCGAAGNCGNCGCTCCAGCCGCTGANCTAGACACACAGACCGATGCAGAGCCNGTCACTGAGGATGACGTCCCGCTCGCCGCAACTGACGACTTGTCAGAGAACGAAGGCGATAATCTCTCCGATTTCCCAAATGCAGGCGATGACGTTGAAATAAATATTGATCTTGGNGCCCTGCAAGAGTCTATCGAAGAATTNGCAAAGACNCTCGAAGAAGATGAAGAGGTTGAAGTCTCTCTGGATTCTATCGAGGAAGAGGCTAAGCCAGATTATATCGATTTAGATAAAGATGGCGACAAAGAAGAGCCCATGAAGAAAGCAGCGAAAGATGCAAAAGAAAAGAAGAAGGTAGACGAAGAGATCGATGTTGATCCTGTTGATGACGACGCCGCAAAGGCTGAAGCAGACGCTGAGCAATCAAAGGGTCTTGACGAAATTAATACCGATGCATTTGTCAATGCAGTGATGGAGAAGCTCGCAGTCGATATGGGTGCAGAACTCTCAGGCTGGGCCGGTCGCCCCACATCACAATTAAAAGATGAACAAGAGAGAGAGCTAGCTGCTGAAGCTGCCGATGAGGTAGAAGAGCAAGTTGACTCCGAAGAAGAATTAAACGAATCATTAACTGAGCTTGAAGGTGAGAATAATTCACTGAAAGAGCAGTTGGATAAATATAAGCAAGCAATTGAAGAGATCAAGGAGAACCTTTATGAGGTAAATCTTTCTAACGCTCGCTTGCTTTATACGAACCGTGTATTGAGAAATACCTCCTTAAATGAGCGACAAAAAGATAAAATTGTCGAAGCTATTTCTGGCGCCGGTTCTGTAGCAGAAGCAAAGACCATTTATGAGACGCTTCAAAGCACAGTGGAGGCTAAGCCTAAGCGAAGCCCGAAATCACTGAGCGAGGCAATCGGTCGCAAGTCTTCTGTTATTCGCGCGACTCGTAAAGAGTCGTCTCAACCCAACGATGTGTTCTCAGAGAGAATGCGTCGATTAGCTGGAATAAAATCATAAAAAAAAGGAGGTGATTTAAAATGTCTAGTATTATCGAAAGATTGACCGAAGGAGTTGTCAATCGTGATATGCGAGCAGAAGGTTCCGCTCTTCTTTCCAAGTGGGAGAAGACAGGTCTTCTTGAGGGCTTAGATGCAGATTCTAAGCGTAACTCTATGGCTCGCTTGCTTGAAAACCAAGCAAAAGAACTACTTCGTGAGAGTTCTGCCATGGCCAGTGGCGATGTTGAAGGCTTTGCTGCCGTCGCATTCCCCATTGTACGCCGTGTTTTTGCTGGCCTGATCGCAAACGATCTCGTCAGTGTTCAACCTATGAGCTTACCCTCGGGTCTCATTTTCTTCCTTGACTTCACAACGTCTTCGGACGGTGCTGGTCTTCCCCGTTTAGGTTACGGTTCTTCGGAAGAATCCCTGTATGGTGGCGGTCGTATCGCTTCTCAGATCACTGGTGGTGTCATCCTGACAGCAGCCAATGCTGAGACCGGTCCTTACGCCCTCAACAACGGTTACGCTTCGCCAACCGCTTCGATCCTTGCCGACACTACTCTTGTCGCTTCTGGTACCGTTACCAATGGTGGTGTACCTGTATTCGACAACGATGGTGCCTTCACTGGAACCAGCGGCTATGATGTGGCGCGTTTGCTTCGTTTCGATCCTGATGTTCCCTCTGGCTCTGCTTTCGCAGTTGCTACTGTGCCTATCGCGTCGTTCGACAGCGCAACCTCACTCACCAACATGGATGACTTTGTTGCTATCACCATTACAGGTTCTCTCGGAACGGACAACATTCAAGTTCGTCGTCTTATGCGCCCCAACGATGTTACCGATGACGGTACTACGTTGCTTGTTACTGCTATTTCGACAACTGGTAGTGTTTCTTCCGCGGGTGTTACCGATCTTGCATCGGCACTTGATGCAGTCACTCACTTTGATGTTCCCCAAAAGGATGACTTCATTGCTGGTGGTGCTCTTGGCTCTCTTAAGGGTGATGATCCTTGGGGACTTGAGAACAACGTCAACATCCCAGAGATCGACATCAAGGTCGACAGCGTTGCTGTTACCGCGATGACCAAGAAGCTCAAGGCCAAGTGGACTCCGGAGTTAGGTCAAGACCTTAACGCCTACCACAACCTTGACGCTGAAGTCGAGTTGACCTCGATCCTTTCTGAGCAAATCGCTCTTGAAATCGATCGCGAGATTCTTGAGGACTTGGTTAAGGGTGCAACTGCTGGTACTCAGTACTGGTCACGTTCTCCCGGTCTCTTCCTGAACCGTGATACAGGTGCTGAGGTTGGTGCGTCTGCAAAGGCTCCCGATTTCACCGGTACCGTTTCCGAGTGGTACGAGACCCTCGTTGAGACTATCAACGATGTCTCCGCACAAATTCACCGCAAGACTCTTCGTGGTGGCGCTAACTTCATCGTCTGCGGACCTGAAGTTGCCAACATCCTTGAGTTCACTGCTGGCTTCCGTGCTTCCGTCACTGCTGACGACGAGCGTGGTACCATCGGTGCTGTGAAGGTTGGAGCACTCACCAAGAAGTTCGACGTATACGTTGATCCTTACTTCTTGCGCAACGTGATCCTCGTTGGTCGCCGCGGCGCCTCTTTCCTTGAAAGCGGCTACGTGTACGCACCATACGTACCACTGCAAACTACTCCTACGATCTTCGGACCAGAAGACTTCGTGCCACGTAAGGGTGTCATGACCCGTTACGCGAAGAAGATGGTTCGTCCTGATATGTACGGATTAGTTATCTGTCGCGGACTGATTGGTGAGTCCGGAGCATAGTCTCTAGTCTAGCCTAAACGGTCATTGAAAAGATGCCCCCTTCCCTTGTGGTTGGGGGTTTTCTTTTTGGTCTTAAAGTGGTAAAATGTTGAACTGCTCAAATTTTTTCGCCGGTAAATTTTTGAGATTTTCACTTTTGTTAGACGGCAAACTATTTACTGAGTACCTTTACACATATAGGAGAATATACAATGGGTAAATCATGGAAAAGACTAGTACAAAGACGCAGACGCGCAGCTAGCGAAGTTGAAGCAGCGCCGGTAGCAGAAGAAGCACCAGCAGCAGCACCCAAGGTGGTAAAACCAGCACCTGCTAAAAAGGCCGTGGCAGCACCTGCCAAGAAAGCTAAAGAAGCACCAAAGAAGAGCAAGTAACCACAGGAGAACAAGTGAGTGCCCACAAATTTAAATCCCACATCGACTACAAGCGCCGTTGTCTTAACGTCAACAGGTTCAACCACTGATGTAAGTGGAGCGTGCCCATTCGGTATTTACACTGGATCGGCAGATTTCCTTAGTGGTGCCACAGATCAAGTAGCCTTCGTTTACAAAAAGCTTGGTGGCGACGTTGTAGATATCGAATTGACAACTGCAAACGTGTACGCTGCCTATGAAGAGGCTGTGTTGGAATATTCGTACATTATTAACCTGCATCAAGGTAAGAACGTAATATCCACAGCACTGGGTAACACAACTGGAACCTTCGATCATGACGGCACGTTGCTTTCTGGTCCATCGGGATCTAATCTGAGATATCCAAGGTTCCAGTCATCCTATGCCAACAAGGTTGGTGACGGCATGATTTCTGCGGCTGGTCTCGGAGGCACAATACCTCAGTACTCGGCTTCCTTTACGCCAACCGCTAAGCGTCAAGACTACGACTTGCAAGAGATAATTAGCAACGCCTCCTCCACTGGGCTTGATGATCAAGGCAATGCAGTTCCATTTTCTGGGAAGGTAGATGGAAAGAGGGTGATAATTACCAAGGTGTTTTATAAAACCCCACGAGCTATGTGGAGATTCTTTGGTTACTACGGTGGGATCGGCGTTGTTGGCAACTTTTCAACCTATGGTCAGTTTGCTGATGATTCTACATTCGAGCTTATCCCAACGTGGCAAAATAAAATGCAAGCTATCATGTATGAAGACAATATTTACACACGCACATCGCATTATTCATACGAGATCATAGACAACAAGCTCAGATTGTACCCAGAGCCCGGTCACTGGGACTTCACATCTGTTGAAAGCATGTGGGTTCGGTTTTATGTGCAGGATATGGACGTGTTTACTTCAAACAGCGAATATAATGATGGTGTTGAGGGNGTCAATAACCTAAACACGCTACCTTTCGANAATATTCCGTATGGGAACATCAACGCTATTGGTAAACAGTGGATTAGAAAGTACTGTCTTGCATTGTGTAAGGAAATGTTGGCCCAAATTAGAGGCAAGTTCACAACACTGCCAATTCCGGGAGAATCAGTAACACTGAACCACTCAGAATTACTTTCTCAAGCAAAAGAAGAGCAGCAACAACTAAAAGATAAGCTAATGGAGATGTTGAAGGAAACTGAATACAAAGAGCTTGTCAAATACGATTCTGAAACCGCNGACGCTGCGCAGAATCTATTTAAGAACTCTCCTTTACCGATTTTTGTGGGGTGATATAGATGTCAGACGAATGGGACAGACCAGAAGCGCCACCTCCTCCACTCTTTTTAGGTAAAAAAGAGCGAGATCTTGTTAAGCAAGTCAACGATGAGCTTATTGAGAAGGTCATTGGCCAGCAAATTCTTTACTATCCCGTGGATTTGGAGACAACAAACTTCCATAATCTCTATGGTGAGGCTATAGCTAAGACATATTTACCACCAATCAGAATATATGCTTTAGTTGAATTTAATGATGAGGCAACATCGTACATGCCAGACATTGGAATCGACTCAGATTCGATGATAACGGTGTATTTTCACAAAAGACGCCTCACTGAGGACCAAGATGTTTTTGCGCGAGAGGGTGATTTTGTTTTGTACGGTAAAATATATTACGAGATAGTTAAATTGTCGGAGCCAAGAAAATTATTTGGTCAAGTTAACCATTCTTTTGAAATAGCTGCGACATGCCGACGAGCAAGAAAGGGACAATTCGATGCTACCTGATGATTTTGACTTTGCACAGTTACCACCCGGCGC